CTTTTTCTAAAGCTTTGATACCACCTATAGAACTACCGAGTTCTGCTACGGCTTCTTGCATATCAGAGTCAGGAAAGAATTTATTCATCCATAATTGAACAGCTTCAACTCTTGCACCTGCATTATCTCCCAAACCTTTTTTAACCTCTTCAAGATTAGGTTGACTCATTCCTGTATGTTCAATCCATTTACCAATACCCTCATCAAACTCCTCTTGTGATAATCCATTTTCATGTGAATATTCAGACCACCATTTAAGAAGTGGATTAGTACCTGCTTCTTTTTCATCAAGAGTTTCGGGTATTTTGTAATCACCTGCAGTTGCAGGTCTGTTTGCATAGGCTTCTTGTTCTAAGTCTTGTAATACTTGTTTTCTTATGTCTTCTTCTTTTTGACCTATCTTTGTTGATAACTCACCATAAGACTTAGCTAACTCTTCTCCAGTCTGAAACTTCTCAGGCAACCACTCAGGTCTATCAACTTGTGGTGTTTCTTGTACCTGTGTTTCTACTGGTGCTTCAGCTTGCGTTTCTGATTGTTGTACTTGCTCTTCCATTTTTTATCCTTTCAGCATGATTAATTCTTTTAACAATCATTGCTACAAGATAGCGTTGACCTTCCATGTGACGAAGTTCATCATTGGATATTGCCCCACCAGATATAGCTTCTATTGTTACTGATTTTAAATATTGTAATGTAGCCTTACCACTTGGCGAATTGAATGTAGCCAGTAAGTCTAATGATATTTTTTGATCTTCTTCTTTTGGTCTTGGAAATCCATCAACCCCTAAGTGATTGGACATTCTGTGGTATTCCTTGTTGTTGCATTTGTTGTGCCATCTCTACGATTTGCTTTCTTTCTCCAACATCTCTTATCAGGTTATCAGGCACACCAAATTTCTTGGCAAGATATACTGCAGCTTCCTCTGAGGAGACGAGGAGGTTAGTAACTTCTGGACCAAACCTTCCTTGTATAAGTTCCAAAAACCTATCAAATGAAACTATATCTTGGTTTGATTGTGCCTGAGCCAGTGGAGAAACACTTTTGATTTTAACTTCTCTTCCATTTACTGTAGGTATTTCTATCCTACCTTGTTTACGAAGAAGAAATATTATTCTTTGTAATACAGGTTGTACCATTTCAGCTTGTAATCTGCCAAATGCTGATCCTATCTTTCGAGATAAATCTGCCATACGTTCAGCTATCTCTGTTGCAGATGCAGGTGTTTTATTAGGATCACCAAGCATATCATTATACAATGCTCTCTTTATATTATTTCGCATGTCATTGAGAACTAGATTTGCAACATCAAATGATCCTGCCGCTCTAATTGGTTGCAATCCTGCTGACCCTGGGGCTTTTGGTATTACCGTTCCGGGGACAAGATTAATTGTATCTGTATTAATAACCCCATCATCATCCATCTGATAGATACCTGATATAGCCATCTGTGCATTTTCAAGCACCATCTCTATAGTTAAATTACAAGTTTTAATCGCACTCAATGCGTTAACTGCAGGACCTCTTCCATAAATTTCACCAGAAGCTTTACTCCATCTAAATGCTATAAATGGATTTGATCCCACACCTTTAAAGTCTTCTCTTAAAATAAGATGTTTATTCTCAACATCTATAACCATAAATGCATAATGCTCTTCATTAGGATCATCATAAATACGGCACGATACTTCTAGTATCTTACATTTCTTTTCACCTTGTTGCATATTCTTAGCCATAGTTTCAGAAAAGACACCATTGGGATAAGCAATAATCATGTCTTCAGATTTGATATCTCTTTCTCTGTAAACATGATCTATCTTACCATTTGGTCCTGTATCTAATACAACATGAGGTAAGGGAATAGAATGAAACCTTATAGGATTGACTGCATCACCTTCTTCAACAAGTAACACGGCAGTACCTAAAGCTAGATCAATAAAACATTCATGTATCTCTTGAGCAAAGTTAGATGTTTGTATTATCTCAAATACATACTCTGTTACTTTATCAAGTTCATTATTGATTGTATCAGCATCTTCTTCTGGCACTTCACTACCTGCAACAAAGTCTGCCCATCTTGCAAAGTTAGGAACAAGTCCTGATTGAAGTCTTGATGCGAACTCTTGCACACCAACTGTTGCTGTTTCATCAAAAATACGATCATCTCGTCTTTGCCCAGGGGTATAGTTTTTAAAACCTTGACGTTGTGGCAAACAATACTCAAAGATTTCATCATACAAATCTTCAAACTGCAGACGAATACTCTTAGCTTTTTCGTATTTTTTCAAATAGATATCAGCAAAATTCATATCTAACTATCATATCGATTATAAAAACCAATACCTCCACCAGAACCACTTAATAAAGAACGTCTACCAGTACCTTTTCTTTTCCTAGTCACTGTTTCTTCTAAAGCATCCTGTCGCATTTCAGATTTTTTTACTTGCTCTTCAGCTTTGGCAGCTTCTCTTTCCTGTTCAACAATAGGATCAGGTGGTGGTGTTCTTGGACTTCTACTTGGCAAACACATATCAATCTCCTTTATCTAACAATTACATACGCAAAATTACTTACACAACGCACAAATGGACAGTGTGGACAGGGTGGACAGGGTAAATTTATAGTCTTGACCATAAACCTTGCCGTCTTACTTGCTTTGGTTGTCGTGTAAATACATCAAACTCTGTTCGTGCATTAAAAGATTTAGCTTGTTTAAACTGTCCCATGACTTGTCTGCCCTCACCAGAGCCAAGCATTAGGTACTGCAATGCATCATGTATATGTGAAAACCTATCTTTGTTTGGTTTATCATCATATCTCTCACCTGATACCTGTATTCGTTTATAATGATATCCACCTTCAAAGCCTTTGATTAATTCTTTACAACGTCTATCAATCAAAACACCTGATTGTCCTTCTACCATTCTTGTTAGAACAGACGTAACAGACTCAATTCTTAGTGAGACATCATTACTATGTGTTGGTCTTGCACGAAGTCCTGCACCTCTTAATATCTGAAAAGGTGTGCTTTCATCTGTCTGTGCTCTAAAATCTCCTGCAGGATCACCGAATATATTCACCTCACAGTTATTGTATCGAACGGCTATTTCCTGTCTCAGTAGTTCTGCAAACCTTACTATACCCATATCAAAGGCTACTATCTCTTGAAGTAGTAACCATCTGCCTCTAATCTTTTGTCCAAAAACACAGGCAGGTGTTAATCCAAAGTCAACTCCAATATAAACTGGTTGTCCATCTGCAACTGGAATATCTTCTTTTGCAATATGGGTTTCAGAAGAAAACATATTATAAACAGGTTTACCATCTTGAATAGTGCCTAATCTATTCATAACATAGACATCTATCCATGATTTAGTTTTACCTTGAACAAGGTTAGTATAATAATTCTGCATCATATGTTTTGAGTTTTCTGCTTTAGGATTTCTTGAATAATTAAGAACTGATCCCTCTTCATCCTTATCTTCAAGCATAGCAGGTGGTTGTGTAAAGAACCTCCAGTTATCAGGCTTGATTAACATTCGTGCTTCTTCAATAGGTATATGGTCAGGTACAGGAACATCACCTGCCATGATTGCCCACCAATGATCTTCTTCTGGAGCATTAGTATCAGCTATTACACCTGTCCAACTTGGACCTCCATCTCTCATAGATGGATATCTGCCTACCCTCATAGTACATGCATCAATAATACTTTTCGGAATTTCTCGTGCCTCGTTTATCCAAATGCCTGTTAATTCTAAAGATAAAAGTTTTTTTACGTCTTCTGGTCTATCAAGGGCTAAGAAGATAACTTCTAAGTCTAAGTCTGATTTAGTTATTCTGTGTGTATAGGGAACAGACCATTGAAACCTGCCCCACTCTTCTTCTGGAAACCAATCAAGCCAAGTCTTTATAGTTGTTGTTCTGAGTTGTGGATTAGTATTTCTGATAATAGCCCATCTGGATTTACGCTTACCATCTGCAGACTTCTCTTGTTCTAAGGCTCGTCTGAATACTTCAATGCTACATGCAACAGACTTGCCACTACCTACAGGTCCTCTTATCCCTCTAAAAAAAGTATTATCCTTTAGAAAAGCTTTTGCTACATCACCATCAGGTTTATACTTAAACGTTATCAATGTTCGTATTTACCCCAACTCTTAGAAGCTTATCAACTGTCTCAGGACCAATTACAGATATAACTTTGTCTGCCTCTCGGTCAGTACAGAATTGTTTGGGATGATGTTTTAGATGAACACGCTTTACTACTTCTCTTAGTATACGTCTTTCTTCTATTTTTAATGTATGTAAGAAACTCATTTAACAACTCTTGTTGAATTTTGCACTTGTCTTTTATGTAAAGACCGACAGTATTTATTATAAAAATAATTACCTAGTTTATTAAAAAACCTAAATAGTTCGAAGTATATATTCATCATTGTTTTAACCTACGAATAAGATCGATAGCCTCTCGTTTTCTTTGCAATCTTTTTGGGCTGTTTAGATACTTGTTTACCTGCTCTAATTGCTTTTCGCTTAAGAGCCGTAGTCTTGGAGTATTCACTGGAAGATAAAGCCTTAATTGCTTTCTCAGGAAGATAACGTTCGCCAGTTGCCTTTGACCCTTGTGTACTAGGTTTACCTGATTTCGTTCTCCACTTTTGTCTTGTCCAAGCACGAAG